CGGTGATCGCCCAGATTTCGACCGCGCCATTCTTGAAAACCAGCTTCATGTGCCCTGCTCCTGCTTTGGTTTGACCTTTATAAGCGTCTACGTTATACAGGTCAATAAGAGTTTACGTTATGGAGGTGGATTTGACGCTGGCAATGGAAACGGGCACAACCCGGCGAATGGGTCGCCCGCCGCTCAAACGCAATGTCGAAACCGTAGTGTCTGCCGTCCGGCTTCCAGCCGACATGGTGCAGCGCATCGACGCTATCGCCGGACCGAACAAGCGCGGGGAGTTCATCCGCGAAGCCATCGAGCGAGAGCTGAAACGTCGCGAGCGGCTCTGACCAACTTCCTTCGGGAAGAGAGAGTGGACGCTCATGCTGCCTCCAGCATCACGCGTTCGAGGTGCTTCTGATACCCGTGGTAGACCGTGGTATGGTCCTTGCCGCCCATGAGCTTGCCGATCTGATTCCAGCTCAGATTCCGCTCCTCGCGAAGCCGGAAGTATGCTTCGGCCCGCGCGTTCGTAATTCGCCGCGGTCGCGTGTCACCTATCAGCTCGCCGTGGCTGATCTCGTGCTTGACGCACACCTGCGACATGATCTGGTGAGCGGTGAGGCTCGACTTGGCGCCCAGAGGCTTGGAAGGTGGCGGAATATACTCGTCATAGCAAACAGGCGGGGTGTATTCTCCCCATGCTGTGCTGGGCTGGATTTCCTTAGTCGAAGGCGGCAGGGGTTGGCGATGCTCTACCCGCACCATCTCACGGGCCGCCCGAACTGAACGCTCCCAGTTTGCTCGAGCCCACGAATACGACGTGTCCTCGCGAATGCCGGGATCGTTCTTCGCAGGCCAGTTCTTGTCGCCTTTCGTCAGCGGAAGCGGGAAATCATACGCGGCGGCAAGATTGCGGACCATTGTCGGGCTGATGCCATGCTGACTGGCCGCTCCCTTGATGGTCGCGCCCTTGCGCAGTGCCGTCGCCACCCTCTCAGCGAGAATGTCCCTCTCGATGCCGCCCAGCGTCACGCGGCTGTTGGTGCGAGTGCGGCTTAGGGTGTATTCCCCGAGGCTCATTTCTTCTTCCCCTTCTTCACAGCATCCATGATCTTCTGCTTCTGTGATTTGTGACGGCGGTTGATAGCTACGGAGACGGAGCGAGGGAGCTTGGAGGGAGTCATGCGGCCTCGCCTCCGAATAGCGGAGTGCCCTCAGCGCCCTGCAGGTTGTTCTTCGATTTGGCGACTGCCGCGCGTTTTGTAGGGTTCGCAGCGAGGTCCATCCGCCGCGCGATGTCAGCCTGATACTCGGGCTCGCGTTCGATCAGCACGGCCCGCATACCTTCGCGCCATGCGGCCTCGCCTGTTGTGCCGGTACCGGCGAACGGGTCGAGCACCAGCCCACCCGGCGGCGTCACCAGCCGGACGAGGTACTGCATCAGGTCGAGCGGCTTGACGGTGGGGTGCTTGGAGCCGAGGCGATCTTCCGCGTCGGCCTTACTTGAGTAAAATAGTCTCCGGGCGGACTCGGTACTCTCCGGCCCCTCGGGCCTTACCAAGCTGGTGGTGTCGGCGATGGCATGGAGCACAGAGCCAAATAACGTCTTCAGGCTTGCTGTAGTCGTTATGGTGTCGGTGCTCTCCCTGCCCGCCACATACAGCGCAAGGTGCTGGAGAAGGATTTGCCTTCTGCGCGCGGGCATAGATTCCAGACATGGAAGTGACGCCGGGTCGAGGCCGAGCCGCGTTGCTGCAAGACTTTGAGCAATATCGGTTTCGCATGAGGCGCACAGGCTTGCCGCAGACCTCACATGCGGGGCGATCCTTGACGCTTCCTGCGTCAGCGCATCGCTTGGAGCAAAAGACCCTCTGGTCTGATGGCATTGAAACGAACGGCTTTCCGCAATGATCGCATGGCCGTTCGACGGCTGTTTCTTGCCCGCGCTTCCGAGCGGTGGCGAGACCGCTGCACCGTCGCGAACAGTAGCGCCGTTCGGGGTGCTTTGGGTCGGTGAAGTCAGTTCCGCAGTGTTCGCATCGCATGGTGAATCCTTAGCATCTTTCCCGCTCAAAAGCACGCGGCAAAGATCGCAACGTTCTTCCTTTTCAACGGCATAGAAGAAGCGGGCGGCAGAACCACTATCGGCGAAGCTGGGGGCTTGCGGTTTAACGCCGTAGCCATTTCCAAACCCGGTCCCAGCTTTCTTGCCGTTGCTGACCGCTCCATCTGCTTCAGGAAACGCCGCGATGACTTCGGCGCTGCCATCGTGGATCAAATTAGCCGGCCATCTCCCCAAAGGAGAGCCGCCACGAGGACCGGGAGTCGCTGCGAAGTTAGTGGAGCCTTCGTCGGTGTAGCGTCTATGCGCGCTGGGCTCTCCGTCGCGCCCGATAGGCGCGGGCCTGTTCCCGTCGAGCGGCAAGCTCTTCGTCGCGGCCTGCGTATTTCCGCTTATGAAGCCGCCTGTGATCGGCCTTTGACAGGAGCAGCAGGTTGTCGAGGTCGTTGTTGCCTCGGTCTTCGTCTCTGTGATGAACCTCGAATCCGGGGGGCACTGGTCCGTTGGCGTCTTCCCAGACTTTGACGTGCTCGAACTTGTGCAAGTATCGGCCGCCCTCATTCCAGCGGAGCATCCAGTATCCGTTCTGTCGGTATCGGCTTGGCTGCTCTTTCCCCTTGCGCTCAAAGTCTGCGCGGCAGGCTTTGTTGCAATAGATGCCCTTATTACCGGTATTGAATGTTTCGCATTCTTTTCCGCAAGCGCGGCACACGAATCGCAGAGGAGTTGATCTTGTTCCCATGACTGTATTTCGTAAGGCCGCTGGCCTGTCACGTCAATCCTGCAACCGTCGATATTGACCGCGCCTGCCCCCCATTTGCGGATGTTCTCGGTTCCCGAAATCCCCCTCTCAAAAGGCTTCTGACCCATGTAGATCGGTTCGATAGCCGGCTTGAGCGCCTGCCCCCCGTAGCGGAATCCATCGAACCCGTCGGCCTTGATCCGCGTGGCCTTGGGGAACCCAGACCCGAACACCCAGGCAATGAGCGGATGAGTGATGAACCCCGCGTCCTCGATCGCCACCGACATGCGGCCGAAACCGCGTGACGATGCGAACGCGACGATGTATCCTCCGGGCTTGAGGACGCGGAGAACCTTGCGCCAGGTATCGACCTGAAACGCTACGTCCCCGCCGTCCCACTGCTTGCCCATGAAGCCTGCCGCTGCTCTGCCGTGAGGGCTAGTCCCCTGCCCTGCGATCTTCCTAGCGGTGGCGTTCTTTTCTACGTCCTCTGGGTCGGAATTGCCGAACCGCTTGACGATGCTGGTGAGGTGGTACGGCGGGTCACAGACGACAGAGTCCACGCTGTTCTCGGGCAGCGTCGCGAGCACGTCGAGACAGTCGCCAGCGTAGAGAGTGACCTTGCCGTCGAGGAACTGGCTCACCCCACCCTCCCCTGCATCCGCGCCCCACGCTGCTTTGCTGCCACGCGGGCGAGGGCTTCAGTCGTTGCCTTCTTCGCTGCAATGAACGATGCAGCATCACGGCGGCGCTCTCGCTTGGGACGGCGCGCACGCTCCAGTTCGTCGGCCAGCAGCAGCGCCCGTGTTTCCGCTACGATGCAGCGGTCACGTAGCTCTGCTACTTCCTTGTGGTGAGGGGTGGAGAAGGGCCAGCGGATGTTCATGGCTCAGGCCACGTCGCTGAGCGAGAATACGATGCCCCGGCAGTACGGTTCGCCGTCTTCCTTGACGATGAACGTCGCGTGCGGGATGCTGGTCCGGTAGACCCATGAAATGGCCTCGCCCTCTGGCGACCAGATGGCTTCTATAGTGGCTGCGGTTTCCTTGGCCCGCTCAAAATGCGGGCACCGATCGTTATCGCAGTCGTTCGTCAGAAGCCCGGCGCGGGTAAGGTGAGCATAGCCGCCGTCATAGGCACCTACCTCATCACGGATCGCGCCGCGGAACTCCATGAGGTCGTCGCTGGCACCAAAGACGGCCACGAGGCCATCAGCCTTCAGCGCGGCTTCCATCTCTCGCGTGACTTCTCTTCCGTACCAGCACCCGTCAAACGCGGCAGCAGCTTCTTCTTTGGTCATGTCTTAGCCCTCCGGGGCGGCACAGTCATCTACTTCGCCCCCATGACAAGAAAGGGACGGGGACCGAGGCCCCCGCCAAGTCTAGTCAGGAGGTCGTATCCACGCGGCGCGGGAAACTCAAAACCGCGTCGGTGACAACCCAGCCCGGCAAAGCGCCGGCCAGTCGTGCCAACGGCACAGGTAGTCCGGTACATTCCCCAGCGCAGCCCCAGCGCCGTACCGGACGACCTTTGCCGTTCAGAGTGATTGAGGGTGGCCGCCCGGCCCAGGGAGGAGGGGTGAAGCCGGGCGGCCTTCGCACAGACCCCGTGGAGGTGCTGGCGCGCGAATGGAAAGTGGTCGAGGGAGGGCTTCATGCCGCGCTCCGATGAGCAGCAGCGGCCTTGCACGCCTGACATGGCATAGCCCACGAAGCGTAGACACCGCAGTCGTCAGGGTCGCGGCATATGGGATTGGGCTGGGACCGGTCAGCAACGGGGATAGCTGCGAGGGAGGGCGCGCTATCCCCGTTGGCCGCCTCGGAGACCACAGTTGCCGGGTCAGCAACGGGGGGGATGGTCTCCGGTTCGTCAAAGCGCACGGTGAAGCCGAAGCCCTTGAGGCCACCAGCCTCGCGGGGCTCAAGCGGCGTCATGCTCATGCGCCGAATGGGTTCGCTGGCGTGAGGGCTATGTTCACCCTCTGGTGCGCCAGCGGCGACAGCGGTTTCACTTCCCGCCGTCTGCGGAAGCATCGCGGCTTCCGGTTCGATGATGACGCCATCAGCGTCGTGTTCTGGTTCGTCCTCACGGGTCGCACGTGCAGGTGCACGTGTAGCAACGACCGTGCCAAATTCCTCGTAGTCATCAGCAGAGCGACCGATAAGCGCGGCCTCGTAAAGCTCAACCAGAGCTTCAAGCTCCATGCGCTCGTTGTGGTCCTGACGGCGGCGGGTGACGACGATCTTGAGGGCCTTGCGGTCAAAGCCGTTGCCCTTGGCTTCGGCGTAGACCTCGCCAATGTCCTTGGCGATCGACGCGCGTTCCTCTTCGAGGCGTTCGATACGCTCAACGAAGGCGCGGATTTGCTCGTGCGCTACGCTGTCGCTCATCTCGCCCCCACGATGTTCAGAGCAAGGCCGACAGCCCACTCACCAAGGGTGATGATGGCGAGCCAGATGACGATGCTCACGGCTACAGCCAGTAGACAGCCAGAGGGGAAGGGCCAGCGGTGGGTCATGCTGCATCCCCGTCGAGGATTGAAAGCTGATGGGCGGGCTTAGGAGGCTCGACAAAAAGGTCGGGTTCCTTCAGCGCAGCAGCGATGCGGCGACAGGCTATGTCGAAGTAGCCGGGGTCTATCTCGATGCCGGTGAAGCGGCGGCCCAGCTTGACAGCAGCAACGCCAGTGGTGCCGGAACCCATGAAGGGATCGATGATGGCATGGCCGCGACGACTTGCTTGCTCGATGACCCACTCCATGACGGCAATGGGCTTCTGAGTAGGATGCAGACGGCGCTGATCTTTCTCAGTCGCCTTGAGCATGCCGTTCCAGAGGTGCGTGATCAGCCTCGCGCTGCCGCCGACCTTGACCCAAGCAAGTTCGCAGTCGCTGTTGTTGTTCGACGCCAGCCCGTCACGCTTGTCCCACACCAGCCATTTTGCCGATGCTGGCAAACGGTCTGCGAAGTGGTTCGCCCCGAACAGGACCACCTGATCGAAGCCAAGGAAGGGCGACGGGTCGAACGCCTGTGTGTCGCCAGCGATAACGGGGTAGTCGCCGCGCTCGGTCATCCCGCGCCCGCTGGGCGACTTGTACGAGATCCCATAAGGCGGGTCAGAAATCAGGGCATCGAACAGCCCCAGCGTCGGCAGCACCTCAAGGCAGTCGCCCTGTATGAGCACGATGCCTTCCGCCAGTTCTTCCTTGCGGACGTAGCTCATGCTGCCCTCCCCTCTGCGGGAGCGGGGCCGAATACGTCAGGGCGGAGATCGTGTCGGCTGATGCCGGTGATCGTCATGGCGATACCGTCTCCTGCGATGTGCCCTTTCGAGCAGCGCAGGCGGCAAGTTTCGCCTTTCGGATGCTGCCCTTCCGGTTTGATAGATCAATCGCCTCATCCACCGGCGTTCCGGCGGATATCGCTGCGACAGCAGCCATGAGGCTTGGCGAGGCGTGAAACCACTCGGCATGGGAATGGCAATCGACGAAGCACTCTTGGATGTTGCGTTCCAGCGCCAGATCGCCGGGAACAGTCGCTACAATCTCAAGCGGGATTGGCGAGTTCTCCATGTGCTGGCGAAGGCGGGATTTTGGCGTCGATGCGAGACCGATCTTGATCGGCCCTTTCAGCCCTACCGGCTTGATGAAGTAAACGAAGCTGCTCACGCTGCCACCTTCGGGCGCACGATGCCCTTGGGCCACACGGCACCATCAGGCCAGTTGTCAGAGAACCACTGGACGGCGCTGTTGAAGCGCCCGACCGTGATGTCACTGTCTGAACGGAGCGCCGTCAGCTTCTTGCTGTCGGCAAACACGCGCGAGCTAAGCGTCTTGTCCTCTACGGGATCAATCCGCTGGTACTCGTCGGCTAGGGCAAGGAGGTCTGCAATCTGTGGCATACCCCCTTGTCGGTTATTTTACCGCCGTCGTCAACGGTTTTCTTACCGCTGCCCTGTTGACAGTCGGTAATTTTACCGCGATACTCTCCCCATCAAACACGCGCTGCTAGCGCAGATGGGGAACGAAGATGACCACCAAGATGCAGACCAAGGGCTCGGTTCAGTTCAACGGCCAGACCGTTGTCCTCGGCCAGACCTACTCGATCAACGGCCGCGAGGGCGTGCCGTTCATGGCTTGGGTTCGTGACGGCGTGTGCGGTCACATTCAGGGCGAGGCCAACACCGAAATCCGCGTCAAGTGGTCCGTGGCTCGCGGCGAGGCGTTCGGGCTTTCCGACTTCAACAGCGTGGCGCGGTTCAACCGCAACCGTCGCGTGGCGGTGATCGAGGAATTGGCAGCCGCCGCTTAGGCGCAGGCCAGTCCGCGAGGCGGGAGAGCCTCCGTTGAACGCGAACGAGCTGTGCGTGGCAGGCCGGAGAGACGGTCAACCCAACCAGTACGCGCTGCTAGCGCAGGGGATGAGACAGATGGACCGCAAGCGTCTCGCAAGAATTGCCTACATCGCCGCCTGTGACCGGCTCTATGCGCAGTTCGATGCGCGCCAGATCACCGGCCCGGAGGCCCGCGCCAAGCTCGACAAGCTACGGGCGGCTTATGAGAAGCGGAAGCAGGACATCGAGCTTCGCAGCTTCCTCACCTCACGCGGCCTTGGGTTCATTCTCGACAGAAAGGCGGCATGAAATGCGCAAGATCGTCACCACCTACATCTGCCCGCCCATCCCCGTCCGCAACAACGACTGGTGCGCCCATTACGATGGCGACGAGGAGAGCGGCGACATCGGTTACGGCGCCACTGAAGCCGAGGCGATTGCCGACTTCCGCGACAACTATCAGGACGAGGCCGACCTGCGCCTCGATGGCAAGTGCGCCTGCCCGCATTGCTTCGAAAGCAGCGGCTACGAGGCCCGCGAAGTACCCGCCACCTACTACGAACCGGGATGGCTGGACACCGACTATACCCGCCCCTGTGAGCACTGCAACGGCACTGGCGTCTATCGTCGCCCTGCCCCGCGTGTGGCTCCCCAGCCAGTCAGTGAGGTGTTCTGATGGACTTCGACACCTTCATGCTCGCAATCGAGCAGAACCTTTCCGCGCTCGACATCACGCTGGCAGACATTGCGTCGTTCGTGACGTTCGACGCACCGGCCAAGCCGACAGACGAACAGATTGACCGTGACGCCCGCGAATACGTTGAAGGCCGCGCCCGCGCTGTCGAGGCCGTCGAACTGGCACGGGTGGCGTAGATGGGCGAGGCCACGTTCAAGAAGTTCGGTGATCTGACAAACGACCAGCAGTTCGCCTTGAAGCTCATGCACCCGACTTGGGACTTGGATCAGCTTCGGCGCTTTGAGTACCGGCTGACGAAGAAAGGCGACCTGTCACGCAAGAAGGGCGATCACCGCCCGACCGAAGATTGGTCGCGCGAGATTGACCGCATTCTCGGCACTCCCGTTGCGAGCAGCGCCAACACCGGGCCGACCATCACCCGCGACCAGCCCATCCGGCGCACTGGCGTCCACCAAATGCATCTTGGCTCGAACCGGGACTAGGCCACCCAACTCTACCACGCTTCTGAGCGCTGTGAGCGCCAAGGGGGAATGAACATGACACGAGCAAAATACGAACGCTGCAAGCGGGCGCTGGAGCGGTTCACCATCCTCAAGCGGGATGCATTCCGGCCCAAAACCAACATCCCGCGCTTCAGGACAGATGACGAGCACGAGGTCTACATCGTGCGCAAGGTTCGCGAAAAGTCCGCGCTCCAGGCCGCTGTTCGTGTGGGAGAAGCGGCATGAGCGCGCTCCCGGCTGAAGTCCGCCCTACGAGTGTGATCGGCCAATTCCGTGTCGGCCGACCGGATGAGAGCATGTGCCCAAGAGGCACAGCATGGCAGGACTACTACGTCGAGTTTTCATGCTACTTCGGAGCGGAAGGCCCTCAAGTCTACGCTGCCGCTCCTGAATTGCTGGAGGCCCTCAAGGAAGCCAACGCCTTCATCCTCGCCCCGGCTGAGGACATCAAGGAAGGCGTCTTGTCCCGCATTCGCGCCGTCATCGCGAAAGCCGAGGCCCGCGATGCCCTCTGAAACCTCGATCTTCCTCATCGCCATGTCGGTGGTGGCGGCAATCCTCATGGCTATTGGGATGGGTGCGTAAGATGCGCAAGTTCACAGTCGACGTTACGCAGACCGTTGAAGTCACGCTGGACGAAACCAAGTTCACGCCGGAGTTTTTCTCCGAGTTCAACACGACCATAACCGACTTTGGCGGGGATGATGGCGATGTTGAATGGGCACTTCGGCAGCACGCCGAACACCTAGCGTGGGTTCATGCCGCTGGTCGTGAAGACCTCGAGAGCCGCAGCGCCTTCATCGAAGGCTACGGCCCGGCTCCAGACATGGGGATCAAGGCTCGCGTCACCGACACTGAAACGGTGTTGGTCTGATGCCCCCCTCCCCCACCCTCTCTGCAGTCATAGCCAGCGGTGCGCCGCGCATCGAACCCAAGTGGACGATGGTCAACGAGGAATGGGTGCAGGTCATGCGCGAAATCCACCGTGGGCCGCGTGGCCGATACGACCTCCCCACCCTCACCAACACCAACGGAGCGAAGTGAAATGAACCAGGCTCTCGCAATCGACAAGACCGAGCTTCCGGCAGTCGCTCCGGCCTCGCAGCTCACGCCCATGCAGATGGCCTACCAGCTTATCAGCAACGGCGCCGACCTTGGCTCCGTCAAGGAAATGCTGGCGATGAGCCGGGAGCTTGCGGCTGAGCAGGCGCGGCAGGCTTTTGACGCCGCTATGTCCGCCGCCAAGAGCGAGATTACGCCGGTCATCAAGAATGCCACCGGCCACAACAGCAAGAAGTACGCTGATTTTGCGGCAATCGCAAAGGCTGTCGATCCCGTCATTTCCAAGCACGGGCTGAGCTATCGGTTCCGCACCAAGCAGGATGACCGCATCCACGTCACCTGCATTCTGGCGCACGAGGCTGGTCACTCGGAAGAGACGACGCTGGCGGGGCCTGCCGATAACACCGGCAACAAGAACGCGATCCAGGCTATCGGCTCTACCCTGACGTACCTTCAGCGCTACACGCTGGTGCAGGCGCTTGGTCTGGCCGCTGCGCAGGATGATGACGGCAAGGCGGCTGGCATCGGGGAGACGATTACAGACGAGCAGGTGGACAAGCTGCGCGACCTCATCGAGGAAGTCGGTGCCGACCTCCCGAAGTTCTGCGCGTACGTTCGTGTAGAGTCCTTATCAGACATTCGGCAGGCAGATTTCAGAAGGGCCGTAGCTGCCCTTGAAGCAAAGAGGCGGCCGCAATGACCGACGAGTGCTGGATGCCAGTCGTTGGCTTTGAAGGATTCTACGAGGTCAGTGACACTGGCAAGGTTCGCAGCCTTCGGCGCATGACCAAGCAGGGCGTTCGCGGCGGTCGGATAATGAAGCCGCATGTCGGGCCCAAGGGATACCTGACCGTTGGTCTCACCGCGACGGAGATTGGAAGGCGCGAGACCAGATACGTGCACGAGCTGGTTCTTGCGGCATTTGTCGGCCCGCGCCCGCCTGGAATGGACGCCTGCCATGATCCGGACCCGACCCGTAGCAACTGCCATCTGGCCAACCTCCGGTGGGATACGCGCCGCAGCAATTTCGCTGACAAGCGAGCCCATGGGACGCAGACGTTCGGCAGTTCTCATCCCTCGTCAAAACTGACTGAAGAGCAGGCTCGAGAGATTTTGAGTTTGCGCGGAACCATGTCGCAAACCGCCATCGGCACGAAGTTCGGCGTGTCCAACAGCCAAGTTCACCTCATCCACACCGGCCAGCAGTGGAAGCATCTGGAGCGTTCCCCATGAGCAGCGATATGATCCAAGGCTCTGACGAGTGGCACGCGGCCAGACTAGGGCGTGTTACGGCCTCCCGCGTGGCCGACGTGATCGCCCGGACCAAGACCGGCCCGTCCGCCAGCCGCGCCAACTACATGGCAGAACTGGTGGCGGAGCGGCTGACTGGTGTGCGGGGCGAGACGTTCACGAACGCCGCAATGCAGTGGGGCACCGACAACGAACCAGAGGCCAGGCTGGCCTACGAGTTCCGCCATGACGTGACGGTCGAGCAGGTCGGCTTCATCGCCCACCCCAGCATCGAAATGTCGGGGGCGTCCCCTGACGGGCTGGTGGCCGCTGACGGGCTGGTAGAGATCAAGTGCCCGAACACGGCCACCCATATCGAAACGCTGCTCACCGGCACGATTCCGGCCAAGTACGTTACGCAGATTGAATGGCAGATGGCATGCACTGGCCGTTCCTGGTGCGACTTCGCCAGTTTCGACCCCCGCCTCCCGGAAGAGATGAGGCTATTCGTCAAGCGGTTCGACCGCGACGACAAGCGCATTGCCGAGATGGAAGAGCAGGTTCGCGAGTTCCTGTACGAACTGGATACCACCGTTCGCCGGCTTTCCGAGCGCTACTCGTTGAGGGCAGCGGCATGAGTTTCCCACGCAAAAGGGAGGCGGCGCCAGTCAAAGAAACGGCCGCCGATTTTTATAGCAAGACGCGCGAACTGCTGATCGACGCGCGCCGCAAGCGTGACGAGGCGCTGTTGCGTAGGGCGGCGATACGCATCGACGGGGCCAGGTTCAACGACCTGTCCGAAGATCGGCAGGAAGACCTGTTGGAGCTTTACGCGGCGGCAATGCAGGCGTGCGGAGCGTTCAGCCCATGACCGAGCAACCCATCATCTTCCGTTGGACCGGTGAGGCATTCGTGCCGTCCACCAACTACCAGGCTCACCTTGCCGGGCAGCAGTACGAGGCGGGCGACCTAGTGGCGCTCGCCCCGTTCAGCCAGCGTTCCGACAAGAGCCACGACCACTATTTCGCCGTGCTCCACGACATGTGGCTGTCGCTCCCCGATCACGTATCGGCGGAGTTCCCGAACGAGGAAGTGTTGCGCGCCCATGCGCTGATCCGCACCGGCTACTGCAACAAGCGGCAGTTGGTGTGCCGTTCGGCCGCCGCGGCTGAGGACGTGGCAGCGTTCATGCGCCCCACTTCTCCCCTCGCCATCATCGGCGTTGACGGGTGCGTCGTCACCGAGTGGACGGCCGAAAGCCAGAAGTACCGGGCGATGGGCAAGAAGCGGTTTCAGGAGTCGAAGGACGCTGTCCTTGGCTACGTGAACGGCTTGCTGGAACGGAGGGCAGCGTGACCCTTCAGTTCATCGCGCCGACGAAGCGCCGCGGCATGACACGCGCCCGCGCCGCCCGCATCTTCCTCGATGCCAACGGCATATGCTGCAACTGCGGCCTGCAAATCCGTCAGGGTGAGCAGTGGTTCGTGGAGCATGTCACCAGCCTGGCTCAGGGCGGGGCTGACGACGACAAGAACGCTCGCCCGGCCCATACCCGCTGCAAGGCCGCCAAGGACGCTACGGACGCGGCCAGCAAGGCAAAGCGCGACCGGCTCGTCACGGCAGGATGGGACAACGGCAGCAAGCCCAAGATGCGCGGTGCCGGGTTCAGGCACGCCGCTCCCCAGCACAAGGCCACGAGCCCGATCACTGAGAAATTCCCCGGCGACATTCGAGCCAATTCCCTGAAACGACAGGAGACGAAATGAGCACTGACGACCGCTTTGATGCAATGATCGACATCAACGACCCGGAGTTTACCACGAAGCTGGCCGAGGCCATCGGCTTGAAGCCGGGCGAGACTCTGGAAATTCACACTCCGCAGTTCAAGCGCACTGATGGCATGCAAGTGCCGCTGCCGGTGATCGACTTCGCCGCGCTGCCGTCCCTACCCGAAGGCACGCTGAAGGCAATAGGCTGCCAGAAGTGGGACGAGCCTGATGCGGACGGTAACGTCCTGTGGCTCTACCCCGCTGAATGGTACGACTACATTCCGAACGGCACAATGGTGACCGACATCAACGGCCAGACTGAAGCGTTCGTTCATGGCGAGACCGACGACGACATGCGCTTCGGAGCGCTTGCCTATGGCTTCAAGCGCCACGCCTCCGCCTCCGCCGAGGTCACCCCATGACTACGACCTCCACCAGGGTAGAAGACGCCAAGCCGAGCAAGCGGGCTTTCGCCGTCACTGAGCACGATGAAAACACGGGGCTGGTCTATTTCGCTCGTCACGATATCGAGGCGCGGCGGCTCGGAGCAACCGAGTTCGCCGAGGGCGAATTGTCCTATGTGTCGTGCGTCCGCGCGCCGTGGGCGGACGCCTATGCGGAGAGCGGCAGGTTGCCAGCCCGTGTCAGCATCGAGAATGGCTGGCATTTCGAGTGCTATGGCTGCGGCGAGCGTATCGATAGCGACTGGCTTTATGACCGCCGGTTACCAGTAAGCGGGGTTGTAGGTTTCCAGACCGGGCCGGTCTACTGCAATTCGTCGTGCGCCGCTCACCACATCAGTTTGAAGCGCAGAACGAGGCTGAAGGAAGCCGAGGCCATCTCCGACCTCAAGGCAGTAGTGCTGCGCCGATTGCCGCACGCGGAGTTTGCCGAGGGTGGCGACTGGCCGCGAGGCCACCATGCATTTGTCCAGCCGCATCGTGGCGGAGCTTGGAACAAGGTGCAAGTCGTTGTGGCGATAAAGTACCCCGGCGCGAAGTATGGACCGGCGCACTTCCGTATGGACCAGCAGCACAAGTACGGCCCTCCCCACGCTCACTACAGCGTGGCCAACGGCGACCGCGAAGTGTTTGAGGCATGGGCGGCCCTCCCCTCTCTCCTCATGCTAGCGGAGAAGGCGACGGCTGGAAGCCGCGAGTTGGACTATGCCATTGCCGAATGGGCTCATTCTCGCCTGCTCGCGAGTTATCGTCGTCTCGACGGCGATAACGGCTGGTATTCAGACGACCCGCCAATCTCTGGCGCGAACAAGATAGCACCAGCAGACGCCTACACCTTCAGCATCGATTGTGCCTTGGGGCTGGTGGAGCAGATGAAGCCGGGGTGGTTCTGGCGGGCGGGGCATGTCCCTTCGTTCCATTGGCACAATGGCGCCAACTACGACAACTGGTGCCACCTTTCGCGCACTAACGCCAGCAACTGCGACCGCGACGATGAGGCGACTGGTTGGGCCAACTCAGTGCCCCTCGCGATCATCGTCGCCCTCCTCCGCTCTCTCATCCAGGAACATAAGGACGAACAGCCATGAGCAACATCATCGAAGATCGAATGAGAAGCGGCGAGCCGTTCACCTACGGCGACCTGCGCGCCTTCACGCTCAATGCAGCCGACGAGGGCCGCACTGCCGACAAGACCATCCAGAAATGGCGCCGTAAAGGATGGATCGAGATGCACGGCCGGCGGGGCCGCGCGCCTCTCTGGCGGCTGACCTCGGCATACGGTCGGGAGTCGACCCCATGACAATTACATCCGAGCGTATATCCGAACTGAAGGAACTGGCAGTGGCGTGGCGGTATCGGTACGAGGAAACCGGCGAAGACAACGAAATGATCTGGTCGGATTGGATCGTCGTCAAGTGGAAGCCCAATCGGTCGGTGTTCTCGACAAAGGTTGAGATCGAGCCCCTCGCTCCCCTCTCAGGGGGAGGCGGAAAGGACAACACTACCAATTCCACCGGAGACACTGCCGAGCAACGGGTAACGGACGAGGCGATCGACCGCGCCATCAAGGCGTACTGCGACGAGCCGTCCAACGACATGCGCGACATGATGCGCGCCGCCCTGTCCACTATGGGAGGGAAGCCGTGAGCGACATAGTGGCCACCCCGCAAAGGATGGCCGCGCCTATGAACAGATCAGCGATGTGCCTCACTTCCCCATGCCCCGCCACACATCGAGCCCGCTATTGACGAGCCAGACCACCGCACTGATAACGGCGGCAATGATCGCCCATCCGACCTTCGCAGCCGTACCGTTGACCGCCTTCCGAAGCGAGCGGATGAACATGAAGTCCCGGCGCGCGTCGTCCTGATGGTCCGGCCCGTCAAGCCTGAGCCCGGCGTCGGCCAGTTCCTCGCGAACGGCAGCCCGGATGGCGTCGGTCAATTGCGCGAGCTGCGCTTTCGTAAATGGCCCCTCGGTCAATTAGCAAATTCCTAGCGTCTTGGTGATGAAAGTAGGCACGGGTCTGTCTCCTCTATCCGGGAGGTTGGCCAAGGCCCGAGGGACGTGTTCGCGCACGCCTTCGGGCCGCTCGTTTGACGCTAGGGGATGCGCGGCTACTTGCGCGGGAACAGCACCTTACCATTCGGCGCTTTCCTTACCGGAGGTGCGGCGTCCTTACCGTCCACATGCTCGTGGGTTTCGACAGAGCGCCGGCCGAACAGGAAGCCGATCACGACAAGAGCGAGGGCGAGCGCCTTGGGGCCGAGCAGCGCGCCCATCGTCAACCCGACGAGGAACGTCAGGGACGGGAAGCCCCCGGGAATGAAGGCCATGAGCCAATCCCACAGGCCCGCAGCGCAGCCGGTCAGGGAGAAGCTGAGGCTGAGATCGCACGCGCTCATTTGTCGGCCGGCGTGTTGGTGACCTGGTAGACGCCCCAAGTGGTCAGGGCGCCGATGATGCTGTCACGGATGAGCCCGACAACGACGCTATCGAGGTCGGCATTCTGGACGCCAAAGCGGTTGAGCGCGACCAGAACGGCCACGCCTGCCACCGCAACCACCAGCTTGGAATAGGGGCGGAGAAATTCGGGGATCACTTGCGCGGTCCTTTCTTGAACAGCGACAGGATGAAGTCGATGATGAGCCCGAGCAGCGATTGCCGCTTGGGCGGCGCGGGCGCGGGGACGGGCTTCGGCTGCGGGATGGGCGCGCTCTCGCTGGCGCCGAGAACTTCGGCCAAGATGGCCTCAAGCTCGTCGGCCTTCTTCTGAGCCGAGTTCACCCCATCGCCGGCATAGTAGGACTCGCCGCGTTTCACCTGCCGATGCGCGCCCTGCGTCGTTGACAGGACCGGCATGCTGGCCCACTCTTTGGCGAGCTGCAGCGCGAAGGCGCTTGGCGTGACCTGCTTGCTGGCGAAGGCCTGCCACCCCCGGTTGGTGAGAAGCTGGAACCCGAACCGATCCTGAACATCGGGGGTGAAGTGCGTTCCGCCCGGAATGCCCATCTGTGCGACAAGGCCCATGAGCGTCTTGCGGATGATCTGGTACTTGCCGGCCGCTGAGCCGCGCCAGTTCTTCGCCCACGACTTCTGAGCCTCGAGAAGCTCACTGATGGTGTATTCGGTCAGGGGCTTCGGGAGCTTGTCCTGCTTGAAGAACACGATGATGTCGTAGGCATCCCGGCCCGTCTTGCCGGTTTCAGCCTTCCCGATGAAGTCGAGTAGCTTCACCGCGCCGGGTGGCACGTTGGTCATTGGATTGCTCCGGGGATTGAAGGGGGTTAGTGAGGGCCTAAAGTGACCCGTAACCGGTCAGCACAAAGGCCGACCCGTTATAGACGACATCACACCACTGTCCGGACGCCAGGGCCTTCAGCGGGCCAGTCCCGACGTTCAGATTGAATGCGCCAGCACCAGACCGGGCAATGCGATACTTGGTTCGGCCAGCCCTGGCGTTCGTGGTGGAAAGCGTGACCGCCCGGTCTGCCGTCAGCGTGCCGGTGTGCAGGACGTTCTGCCCAGACACGAATGCGGTGAGCGTGAAGTCGGCATTGGTTGCAACCACCTGGTACTCGGGAGGCGAGACAGGGACGCCTGCGTTGAAGTTGCCATCGTACACCAGCGTCGTGCTCTGATCGCGAAACGCCTGCGTAACATCCATCATGTTGCCGACGACATAGCCGTCTGTGATGTTTGCGTCTGAATACTGCCGCAGACCGTAGACCGCGCCGATGATGTGGTTCCAGCCGACCAGCAGGTTTGTCGCCGTCACGCTCCCAGTGAAGTACGAGCGAACCCCATACGCGAAGGCCCCGTTGATCGAGTTGCCGACGATTGCCAGCCGGTTCATCGTACCGGAGCGGCTGTCCGACACAAACAGAATGCCGTTCTCGGACGCCGTGAACACCGAGCCATTCGGCGGCCCGATCAGATTGTCCGCGACCCTGATGCCATCCCCGAACGCATTGATGCGGATAGCCGCTGGCCCGGTCGTCAGGGAGATCACGTTGTCGCAGACGGTCAAGTCGGAGGCAGACACGCCGGGAGCTACGTTGATGCCGTAGTAGCAGAGCGAAATCACATTCCCTGTGATCGACCCATAATCCCCTTCGGTACGGATGCCCGAACTGGCAATGGATGCGCTGCCGATGATCGTGTTGTTGGCAATGACGTAGTAAGGCCCCAGCGGGTCGGTGGCGCTGACGGATGCCAGCGCAACGCCCTTGTGGCTGATCGCAGCGCCCTTGTTGCCGTTGCCGTATTCGCCCGCCGCTTCCAGCTTGTTGTTGGTGATGGTCGCGTACTTGACCTTGGTGTAGATGCCCTCGATGCCCTCAGTGCCGACGCTGGCACTGCCGTTCGGACGGGTCAGGTTCTTGATCGTATTGCCGCGCACTTCAGCAAACGTCCCGTAGAGCAGGAACGCATGGATTTCCCCCGCGCCGGTTCCGTCGGCAGTAAGGCCGGTGATTAGGTTGTCGGTGCAAAAATAGTGCCCGGTATCGGGCTGGTCGGCCAACTGCGTGTTGCCGAGTTGGAACGCATTGCAGCTATTGGTGCCCGTGCGGGAAATCCCGGTAACGACGTTCCGGTGAATGTCCGCTCGCCCGATGTCGGCGCGGAGCGACACGAGGTCTGCCGTGAGGCTGGTAAACCTGCAATCTTCAACAATCAGATGAGTTACCGACCCGCACTGGTCATCGACGGGGAAGATGCCGGGGCCACCCGTGATGCCCGATTGCCGCCATGAGATAGCCCCTAGAACAGCGCCAACGGCTGTGTCAAGAATAGCTGCGGCAGGCGACGTGAACGTCACGCCCGTCACCGCCACCGCGCCCCCGGTAGCGAGAGTGAACAGCGTAGCGCTAAGGCCGCTGATCGTCGCGCCCTCGCCACCCTCGACGGACACCGCAGCAGCTACGTTCTGCGTCGTCCAGGACGATAGAACTGTCGTGGTGTCGGCTGGCAGGATGATCTTGCCCAGATGCCCGTACTGGCGAAGGACGGCGGCACTGTCATTGGTCGAGCCGTCACACTTCGCGCCGTAGGCGCGGCAGTCGTAGCCTTCCGCGATCTCATACCAGACCATCCCGCCACCTGATAGGCTGATGGATCACTTGCCGCCGTGGCTGGGTTCGCTAACTACCTTCTTGTGGAGAGCGCCGCCACCGTCGCCAGCAGCGGTGTAGCCAGCCGTGCGGATATAGTCGGGGCCAGCCGCAGGGGAGTAAGCCTCTGCCAGCGCCAAGGTGGCGAACATCGGGCCGAGCTTGCCTTCCAGCTCGGCTATCGCCGCCTGCGTGTCGGACGCCGCCAGTGTGGCGGCCGGCGTGAACGGGATTTCCGCCGCCACCGCGTCAACAGTGACAACCGGGTTGGCCGGGTTGGTGTTATCGACGTTGATGCCCGCGCCCGCAACGATCTCGACAATCTGCCCGTCTTCGCCATCGGGGCCTGTGATGTCGGCAAGCGGAACGAGCGTTTCCCACTCGCCACTAGCGCCGACCCTGACCTCGATGTAGGTCCCGGTATTACGGAACTCCGGGTCGAGCGGCGGCACGCGCGGCTTGACCTTGATCCTGATCTTGGGCTCCGCAACCCGGTTGACCCTGATCTTCTGGCTGTACTCGGTCATGGGCGGGAACCATCCTTGAACACCAGCGAACCGGAGACGAGTTGCAGCACCTGGTCAGCGTCCGTGGTCATGGTGATGCCGACGCCGTAGGTAGTGCCGACGCAAAGGGTCCCGAGCTGCGAGACGGTGAACCGCCAGCGGATGGTGTATGCATCCGGCTTGGTGATGGTGGCGTCTGTGAGCGATGCGCTGAGGATCGTGCAGCCATCATGCCGGTCGGTGACGACAAGCTCAAAATCCGTCGCGGTTGCGGCATCGGCTAGCGGGTCGCTGGTCTCGTCATCGATAAGCTCGATGGCTTCGATCCAGTCGGCATCGTCTGTCGCGAAGAAGGTAACGTTCGCTGCCATGTTCAGAGCTTTATGATGATGGTGACGCCCTTGGAGGGCTGGACGTTGGAGTGCGAGCCGCCGTCTCCGGTGTTCGCAGTGGAACCGGTGACCGAGGCAGTTCCAGAGCCGGCAATGGCCTTGCCAGCCGTAGCCGATGGCGAGGCGTCTGTGCTGGCCGCGTAGTTGCTGTCTCCACCCGAGTCCAGCATGATACCGCCAACGCCATCAGAGCCGCTGCCGGCCGATGAGTTGTAGCGGGCCGCATGCCCGTGGTTCGGCATGAGCAGCGTGCCAGCGGCGTGAAGGTGGGCCGGAATTTGCGCGCTGGTGAGCGTGACGGTTTCGGCGCCGATCGTTTCGCCAAGCGTCTCGATACCGGCGAGGATGCTGGCGGCGGTATTGCCCATCGCATCGAGCCCGACGAGTGCGCGCCCGCGAAGGTCAGGGAGGGCAATGGTCTTGTTCGCTGCCCAATCGCCCGCGGCGGTGCCACCGCGGCCGCCTGACACGCTAAGGGTGCTGTCCTGAGCCCATAGAAGCAGGAACAGGTCTTCACAGTCAGCATTGGCGCGCTCGGTAGCGCCCGACGTAGCCGAGCCGATCGTCCGACCATTCGACCGAACCCAGCCGGATGGCGACGACGTGCCATAGTAATGCTGGAGCATGCCGGTGGTGAACAGCAGAGACGGGTCTGTCGATCCCGCATCCGGCGGCACATAATCGGCATCCTGCGGCACAGAAATGCCGTCAACGTCCCAAATCACCGTATCGTCAGATGCAGTGACCTTGAGGCGATAACTTCCGGGCGTGGGGTTAAGGAACAGCGCGCCAAATTGCCCGCTAGCATTGGCCGTGCGCGAACTCTCTCCCGCTGCCGTGCTGAGAGAGTTGTCAGTGTAAACGACCTGAGGAGTCGTCGTTCCGGCATCGAAGAACTCGACAACTGCCCCCACTTGTGGGTCGCCGTTCTGGTCGATCCAGGGAATAAGCGACCCCGGCCACATCTGCGCCATTGCCAGTCTCCAGTGCGAGGATTACGTATTGCGCGGGGCCAAGGAGAGGGATGCCGCGTCAGACAGACAGACGAGATTTGCTCGCGGTCGCCATTTCAGTGGTTGCCGCAACGGGTGTCATTGCCGCATGGTGGGCGGGATACCTGCCCATCCTCAACGTCGCTCTGCTGTGGCTCGCTGATGCCGGAAATTGACCTCGAGCCGGGCAAATATCGCGAGCGCAAACCCAAGGGCTGGCGCTGGAAGCTGCCTTGGGCGCACCCGCAAGACACCAAGTTGCCGTTTGTCTTGTTCGTGCTTTGCTTGGGCTTGGTCGGCTATTTCTTCCTGAACCTACCCGCCGGTACGGATTGGCGAGTATGCGCGGGGATAGCCGTAGCTGCCGCAGCCTCCGGTGGTCAGTTCATGCTTTGGTTGGGGCGCGACTAGTCGGTAGCGAGCAGCGAAAGAAGCGCAGGCGGCAAGGCGGCCTGCCCCAAAGGGCCAGCGGCCAGCTGATTGCCAAGATAGGCCCGCCCCGGCCCAGACAACATCGCGCGCCCGGCGGCCCAAGGGATAGCAGCGCCAGCCGCGCCGCCGATGAACGCCCCCAGAGGCCCCGCAACAGCGCCGCCAACTCCGGCACCGGCGGCCGCCCCGAGAGGCATGAAGGCCTTGGCCGCGAGGCGCTGGGCAGTGCCGCTTTCGGGGAGCGGAGTCATGGCTGATACACCAGCATTGGCAAGGCCAGCGAACTCGTGGCGCCCCCGCGAGAACCCACGCCGTCCCTGCTTTTTCGCCGCGCTGCGGAGATTGGCGGGTGTGATGATGCCATCGGCGGACTTCTCACCTGCACGGGTTGCAGCGTCCTCGATGACCAGCATGTTCCGATAGGCCCGGCGCGCTTCCTGCCAAGCCCCCAAATCAGCGGGGTTGGCCTGTGCAATCGTACGTTCCATCACACCGTCCAGAGCCGAAGTGATGTCCCGCAAGGTCATCATCAGTTCAGGGTCTTTTGTCGCCCTAGCGGCGCGCTCGATGCGGCTCCGAATGGCTTGGTACGCGCGCCCCGGCAATTGCCCGCCGTTCTGCACCGCTTGGGACAGATCGATGATGGTGCTTTCGACGATCGGGGCGCGCTGCGACTGGGAAACGAGCGACGAATAGTCCCGCCAAATCTGCCCGAGTTCCCCTGCAAACCGAGCGTCCGACTGCAGGTTGTTCCGAGCCGCTAGCCCGTCGAAAGCCTGCCCGATGCGGGTGTATGCGTGATCGATCACCTCCGGGGTTGCCCTGGTGGCGTCAATGCCAGCGCGCCGGAGCGCTGCTGCGGTGAAGGAATCGGATTGGCGCTCCATGAAGTCCTGCGCAGCGGCGCCGCCAAGCTCCGCCTCACGATACTGCAGACCCTTGTTGCCGGTCGCCTGCCCAGCGGTGAGCTCCACTCCTTCGTTGCGAAGTGTAGCAGCGGCCGCCTGTTTGCCAGCCGCGGCGGGGGCCGGAGAAATCAACCGGCGAATGCCGGCGCCGACGAACGGCAAAGCCCCGCCGATTGCCCCGCCGACCAGCGTGCTGGCGCCTACGTCCCCAGCATCTCCGCCGCGCGCGGCTGTATCGGCAGCAGCTATCAGCCCCCCGGATGCCAGCCCAGCCCCGGCACGCTGCCCCAGCGAGCCAACGGTGCCAAGAAGTCGCCCGCCAACCGCTGTCGCACCGAGAGGGGCCAGCGCAGCGGTTGCACCAGCGACGTTGCCCACCAGCGAAGAAATGGGGTTGGCTTCCTTGGCGGCGTCGAACTCTGCCGTCACGGCGTCAGTATCCATGCCCTGCACGGCGGCACGCCCCTGCTTGGCGAGGTCGATGAGCGTTGGCCCGGCAACAGGAACGCCCTCGATGAACGATCCAGCAGCCGCGAACGCCTTGTCCCCAAGCCCGTCAGGTTTCGGCTGGACGAACTCCGTATGCTCGCTTACCTGCGGCAGTTCCTTGCCCGCCCGCGCCTGCTCAACAGCCCAATCCGCGTAAGCCTTCGACCCGGGCTTTGCGCCCCCCGGAGGGCCGTCCCCCCCAGCCTGCATCTGCCGATACGCAGCGCCCAGCTTTTGCACCGCCGCCGCATCACCGGCTGCATGGGCGCGCCTAATGCCTTCGGCAAGCTGTTCCAGCGTAGCCATTACGGAACCCCGTACCCTTTCAGAATGTCGTCTATGTCATCGCCGCCGCCCTGCGCGGTAGCGCCATACTGGCTATCGAAGGCCGCGCGCCGCTGCTGCGCATTCGACTTCAGGTAGTCGCTGAGCACCTGCAGATTCTCGCGAAGCTGTCCTTCGCTCTGCGCCTGCTCGATGTTGGCAACGGTGGACTGCAGGAAGGCCAGTTCGCGTTCGGTGATCGAGCCCAGCGCACCGCCGGTAGGCGAGTTGTCACGCATCGTCTGCAGTTCGGTGAATCCGATATTGGCCTTGATCGTGTCGAGGGTGCGAGCGAGATCGTATGCCGGGGAGCCGGGGACTGCCGATGACATCTGCCCCACAATGCCGGTCGTCCAGAGGTTGGAATTGTCCAGCGCCTTGTCGATTGCACTGGCGACAACCTGCTGCTTGCTCTCCAGCGTCTGCATCGCAGCAGTTGCCTTCGCCCGCCGCTCGGGCGTCTCGCCTTCGTACTTGCCAGCTGCGGCACCGGCGGCGCGGTCGTAACCCTCACCGTAATTGTCTTTGGGGATCTGTCCAACCGGCTGGCGGGTAATGGGGTCGAGCAGCACGAAGTGCGTCCCCGCGTCGAGCTTGATCGGCTCCTTGGACAGGGTGACGCCGGGAGGAAGTGCCGTCTGCACGCCTCGCCCATCCTTTCCAAGCTGGATCAGCACCGGATTGCCTTCGGCGTCTACTCCGTACTGCGGGCTCAGCCCAAGGTCACCGCCGCCACCTTCGGTCTTCGCGCGCGCCTTCATCATCTCGATGACGAACGGCCGCGTTGTCCGGTTAGCGAACAGCTGGGACATAAGCTCAGGGTCGATACTGGCCGGAGCGGTTGCGGCCGGGCTATCCACCATCGGCGCGGTATAGCCGCCATTCGAGCCGCCTCCCTTACTGGCCGCCCACTGCTGGAAATCCGCGACTGTCATGTTGGCGAGCTGCGGGTTGGCCTGCACCACTTCCGGCCCGACAATGGAAGCAACTGACGTATTCGGATCAGCCCCGAGCACCTTCGACGCACCGCCAGCACCGAGGAAGTGCGCCGCGTACAGCGTGCCGGGGTTCACGCCAACACCCGCTCCAGTCAACTGGCGCGCGTTGTCCATCGTAAACGCCTTCATCGCGGCTTCCTGCTGAGCAGGATCATTGCGGCCGTCCGGGGTCAGCCCAAGCTCAGGATGCCGCTGCGCCAGATCAGCCCAAGTCGCGTCGAGGAACTGGTATCGGCCAGTTGCGCTGGAGTTGGGGTTCTTCGCCATGTCGTTGCCGCCGCTTTCGGAACGCCGGGTGTTGGCGAAGTACGCGGCCAGCATCGGGTCTTCTGCATTGGCAACGGCCTGATGCGAACCGCCGACAAGGCTGTCAATCGGGTTGCCCCCGCTGGTGTTGAGCCCACTCCCACCGCCGTTCTGTGCCGAGAACAGCTTAGCAATCAGGCCGCCAGCATCGGCTTCGTCACGGTCATTCCGGCCGGCCTCAACGCCCGTGAGCCACTGGTCGAGAATGTCGCTGATCTTGCCATCGTACCCCTTTAGGTACGAAATGCCGGGATACTGAAGGGCCATCGGTCTACCTCGTCGTTACGCTGCCGTTGAGGCCCTTGGCCCCACCGAAGCCGCCATAGCCGAACGCCTTGCCGCCGATGCCGGCAAGCGTGCCCAGCGCATCGAGCATAGCCCCCTGCCCCGCTTCCTTGCCCGCTGCCTTCTGGTTGTTCGCGCCCATGTAGGCCGACGAAAGCCCGCTCTCGAAGTCGAGCCCAAGCCCTGCCGCCGTGTTGTCGGCCTGCACGCCGTTCCCGTAAATGTCGGTAAAGCCGCCAAGGTCGTTGAGCCAGTTTCCCCACTCGTCATTGGCCGCCTTCACGCCGTACTGCAGCAGGTCGATATTGGTCTGGCCGGACTGAAGTTGCCCAAGCGCCGAGCCTCGACGCATCAGCGCCTGCTCGCCCTGGTCCAACCCGAACTGATAGCCGGGGCTAGTGGTGAACGTCTCCCGAGCGCGCCCCGCCCCTTCAGCCCCATTGATCCCGAGCGCATCGGCATAGAGCCCGGCCCCCGACTTGCCATAGTCGAGATAGTCGCCCGTCGTGCCCTGAATGCCCGAGATGATCGGCCGGCCGGTTTCGCCGAGCTGGTTGATGATCTTCTTGTTCTGGCCGGCAGCCTCAATCGTGGCCTTGCCCTTGTTGAGCCCCAGCCAGTCGCCGATGGTGTCAAAGATGCCTGCCATGCCGGGCTCCTACTTCAGCACCCACGCCTTGAGCGTGCCGCTGTTGATGTCCAGAGGTCCGCCGCTCTCGTTCTGGAAACGGACGGAAACCGTGTTTGCCGCGCTAACCCATGCGCTGATGGTGATGCCGGAGGTCGTCAGCGAGAACGAAGCCGCAGCCATGTCGCCAAGGGCGGCGCCCGTCACACTGACGGTTGTTGTTGCCCCAGCCCCATCCGCAAGGCTTGGCGGGTCGTAGGTGACCGTTCCCTCAAGTGGGATGAGCGCCGTAACCTTCTGAGCCAGTTCCGCAAGCCAGTCGTACCAGAGCTTGTCGACCAGCCCGTTTGCGTCAACGAACCGCTGCGCGGGAGGCGGGATAGGCCTGGGCTTGCGGATCACGCTGCCCGCTCCTCAACGTCCATCGCTGCGCCAAGAAACACCACTTCCACCGGATCGCTGACCTGAATACGCCACTGGCGGCCACGACGGTTGGTCACCCCAGCGCGGAACCAGTCGAGAGATACGTCCTGCCCCTGAGCCCCCAGCAGGAACTCCCGCGGATTGCTGAAGGTGCGCCCGCCATCGTCGGAGTACGAGATGAGTGCGCGCGGGTTGCTCTCGATAGGGTCTTCACCCGCATCTATGCCAACGCCGGTCACAAAATCGAAGCTGGCGCGTTTGACGAACAAGCGGCCGGGGAAGCGGTGCGCCTGGTTGGACCTGATATCCAGCACCAGCGGGCCGTCATCCTCCCGGTGCGAGTTGGGATCGACGGCAAAGACCTTGCCGCTGTCACGGTCGAACACCAGCCATTCATCGAAAGCGTTGACGCCGAAGCGCGCCCGCCAGCGATCTGAGCCGTAGGATTTGCGCTCGTACCATTCAGAAGTGGATAGGTCGAACAGCCACGACCATGTGGGGCCTGTCACCACAACGCACTGGTGGCCAGAGACGACGTGAACCGATGCCTCGATATCGTCGGGGTCGGCAACAGCCTCGATCAGCCGTTCCAGAGCGGGAGTAGAAATGCGGGTCGGTGAATAGCCGTCCAGCCGGCGCACCGTGTTGTCGTTGGACACGAACACCAGAGCGGTGGAGAACCCCGGCTCCCATCCCGTCACTGCATACTGCCCCTTGAGCCCCACCGGCAGCACCGGGCCGCGGTTGAAGGCAAAGCCTGTCGGATTGCCGGCATTGCTCCATATTTCGATGGTCGAGTTGCCCATCATGGCCAGTTCACGCCCAATGGCGACCACGCGGACGAGCCCATCCGGGTCAGCCTCGGCAGTGGTGAAGTCAACGCCTGAGAACGTCGTAGCGTTGATGCCCGACTGGTACACCTTGCCAGCCGCGGAACTCACCATGAAATAACTGTCGATCCAGCAGATCGAATTGGCGGCCGGCAGGTCGGGGTCGGTGAAATCGCTTATCGTGGCCGTGCCGGTGTTGATTTCAGACATGCCGGCGGAGTGGACAATGAGCACGTTCGGAGTCGCGGCCATGTTCCGCGCCATGAACACCGGCCCCGTCCCGCCGATGGTGCCGGTTAGCTCCACGACCGTGTAGTCGCTGTCGACCGAGTAAGCCTTGTCGCCGCTGATGACGTAGAGCATCGAGCCCACGACGATAGAGCCGCGCGCCTCAGTCTCGGTGGTGGTGAAACGGGTAGTCAGCCCCGCCGCCCGGCGCCACAGGACAGCCCCGCGCGAACCCTTCGGGGCCTTTTCGGCATAGCAGTTGATGAGCCGCCCGCCGTTCTCGGTTGGGTTGGTGCCGGGCGCCGTCCCTGTGGGGAAGTCGATCGCCGGCATCAAAAGTAGTCCGTGGTTTGCGCCTGTCCCGACAGGATAGCCGGTTCAAGCTGGCGCAACCGCGCTTCGCAGCGCAGTCGCAGGTTGTCGTCGTACGCCCCGCCGAACACCCGCGCCTTGGAATTGGCGAGGATCAACGCCAGGTGGATGAAGGCGTCGTTGTCGAACTCGTCGGGGTCGCCCCACTGGTACACGTCGCGGGTGGCGAGGTCGCTCATGACCGGATCGATCTCGTTCTCGATAACT